CTGAAATCCGCCTGGCGCACCCAGATCACCAGCGCGGGGCTGGGCACTCGCCTGGCAAACTCAATCCGCTCCGCCAGCTTTCCAAAGTCCGGCGAAAGCCTGAACGCGGCGGTGCTGGTCTGGTCGAACGCCCCGGTGATCATTGGCGCGCATGACACCGGCCCGCTGATCCGGTCCAAGAACGGGTTCTGGCTGGCCATCCCCACGCCCGCGGCAGGAAAATCGATGCGTGGCGGACGGATCACCCCCGGCAAATGGGAACGCCGGACCGGTTTGCGCCTACGGTTCATCTATCGTCGCCGGGGGCCCAGCCTGCTTGTGGCCGAGGGACGGTTGAACACAAAGGGCCGGGCGGTGGCGTCAAAGTCGAAAACCGGCAGGGGTGTCGTCACAGCGCCGATCTTCCTGTTGGTGCCGCAGGTCAAGCTGCCGAAACGGCTGGACCTGGCGCGCGATGCTGAACGGGCGGTTGAAGGCGTGCCGGGGCTGATCGTCGCGAACTGGAACTGATTGACCTGCCTTGCAAACCCTCTGGGCTCTTCTAGGCAGATAAAGCCAACGGCATTGCTAACTGCCTCCGGCGGTTATCGCCTGGCCTTGAGTATGTCTGCCTTCAAAGCTTCGTAGATCTCGTCGAGTGGTCGACCGTCGTCCACAAACGCCTGAACGACCTTGTCCTCATCCCCGCACGCCGTAGCTATGGCCCTACCTGCCTCACCCGTGGTCCAACCGCTCTTCCGAAAGTACTCGCAAAGGGCGATTCGCACCCGAGCAGAGTTTTCCTCCGTAAGGTTCGTTCTGCCAGTTTTGCCGCCAAGATCATGGACATGTAGCACCTTGTCACGGAAGAGTTTTCGTATCGTTCCTATGCTCTTGCCTTCGTACAGCGCCGCGGAGATGCCCTCTACATCGAGCATCCGCCTTGGTACCGGTACTTGGCCCGGGGTGAACATCTGTGGCATTTCTGTGAACTCTGACCGGTCTCGTTGGCAATGATTGCGCACCATTGCGTTAAGTTACCAAGGATGTCAACTCATGTCGAAGGCTAGGCAAGCGTAGGGGAAGGTAGATGTCGGTTCTCACTATTTTGCTTGCGATCCTGAGGCTTATGAACGAAAAAGGGCACCGCAAGGGTGCCCTTTCCCAGCTGAGGTTGTGGTCGGTCAGAAGTAACCGACATAGTGAAGGAACATTGCCACCCCGATGATGAGGTAGCAGGCGCCGACAATGGGTTCGTGCATTTGGTCTCTCCTTTTGCACTAGGGGCGTAAGCCCGGTTGACAGCAGGGTGCCCTACACCCTGCTGTCTTCGTTTATCCGGGAGTAATGTGACGCTCCTGTATCGGCTCTCCTGTTTTGAACACGCCAAGAGAACGCACTTCAAATGAAGTCGGTGGCTTCGATGGTGTTCAGATAGAGTTCGAATTGACGAGCATGAACACTAATCATTTGGCTGTATTGACTATGGTTAAACCGTGCTGATCGAGCTGCCACTTCTCTCATGATGAGTTTCGGAATCAAAGATGCCCACCTTCCGCGAAACCATCCTCACCGCGCTGTACGCGCGGCTTTCGGCGTTGCCCGCAACCGCCCTGCGCGGCGACGTGCTGCCGGAGCGCGTACCAACCGCTGGCCTCCTGATCCTGCGCGACGGCGAGCCGGGGGAACCCGAGGTGACGCTGTCGCCCCTCCGCTACCACTACCAGCACCGGGCCGAGATCGAGGCGGTTGTGCAAGGTGCTGCCCGTGACGTCACCTTCGACATGCTCTGCGCCAGCATCGGCTTAGCGATTGCTGCCGACCGCACGCTGGCAGGCCTTTGCGACTGGGTCGAGGCGGAAGCGCCTCGCCCGGTTGACCTGCCCGTGGAGGGTGCTGCCAGCCTGAAGGCGGCGGTCATCCCCGTAATCCTGCACTATTCCACGGCCGACCCGCTCGGCTGACCCCACTCACGATAGGAGAACACGATGGCACGAGCCCATGGGGCGCGGGCGCAGATGGCGCTTGCGTTCGAATCCGTCTATGGCACCGCGCCCGCCACGGGCTATCGGACGGTGCCTTTCGCCAGCACCACGCTCGGCTCCGAACAGCCGTTGATCGCCTCGGAACTGCTGGGCCAGGGGCGCGATCCGCTGGCCCCGATCAAAGACGCGGTCACCGCCGATGGCGATGTCGTGGTGCCGATCGACGTAGAGAACCTCGGGCTGTGGCTGAAGGCGGCCTTCGGCGCGCCGGTCACCTCCGGCACGACCCCCAAGACCCACACCTTCCAGTCGGGCAACTGGACACTGCCGTCGATGGCCATCGAGACGGCAATGCCCGAGGTGCCCCGCTATGCGATGTACACCGGCTGCGTCTGCGACCAGCTGTCGTGGCAAATGGCGCGGTCGGGCCTACTGACCGCCACCGCTCGACTGGTGGCGCAGGGCGAAAGCGTCGCTGCCACCACGGCCGCTGGTACGCCCACCTCGCTGGCGCTGCAGCGGTTCGGGCATTTCAACGGGGCGATCACCCGCAATGGCTCGCCACTCGGCAATGTCATCTCGGCTGAGGTGACCTATTCCAATGGCCTCGATCGGATCGAGACCATCCGCTCGGACGGCCGCATCGAGGGTGCCGACCCCGGCATGGCCGCGCTGACCGGCCGGGTGGAGGTGCGTTTCGCCGACAGCACGTTGATCACGCAGGCCATCGACGGCACGCCGTGCGAGCTGGTATTCGCCTGGAGCCTCGGGGCCAACGCCAGCTTCACCTTCACCGCACATGCCGTTTACCTGCCACGCCCGCGGATCGAGATCCCGGGCCCGCAGGGCATCCAGGCCACCTTCGACTGGCAGGCGGCCAAGGCCGTCAGCCCCTCGCGCATGTGCACCGCCGTCCTCGTCAACACCGTTGTGAGCTATTGATCATGATCAGACTGAACCTGACTGCCGCGCCCACGTGGCTGACCCTCGCGCCCGGCCTTCGGCTGCACGTTGCGCCTCTGACCACCGCGCTGATGGTCTCGGCCCGCGCCGACCCAGCCATCGAAGCGTTGCCGGACACCGCCACGCAGGAGGAACTGGCGCTCACCATGGCCAAGGCCGTGGCCCGCCGCGCAGTGCTGGATTGGGAGGGGGTAGGCGATGACGCGGGCGATGCTGTGCCGGTCTCGCCCGAAGGCGTCGATGCCCTTCTGGAAATCTGGCCGGTCTTCGAGGCGTTTCAGACCCAGTACGTTGCCAAAGGTCTCATTCTGGACGCGGAAAAAAACGTCTCCGCGCCCTTGCCGAATGGTCCTTCGGCGGGGGCGACCGCTACTGCGCGGCCTGCACACCCTGCGAGGGCCGCGGGGGCATCTGCCCCGACTGTCCCGCAAGACTGAACCGCCCACAAACGCAAGACGGCTGGCAGGTCTGGGATCTGGTTGGCCGCCTCGGTGGCCAGCTGCGGGTGATCCCCGGCGCGGTGCTCGGCTGGGATATGGGCGCGGCCCTCGCGATGGCCCGGGCGCTTGGCATCGACACCTTCATCGCCGCCGAACTGCTGCCCGAGATCGAGGCGGTCATGGTGCGGAAGCTGAACGAACAGATCGGAGAGGGACATGGCTGAGAAACGGGTCAGTGTCCGGCTGGTCGCGGAAGGCGGCCGTCAGGTCCGGGCCGAACTGGAAGGCATCGGTGAGGCGGGCACGCGGGGTTTCGGCCGCCTGTCCTCCGAGATGGAACTGGCCAATGCCCGGCTCGGCAGCTTCGCCCGCAAAGCCGGGATTGCGCTGGCGGCGGTTACCGCAGCTGCTGCCGCTGCTGGCGTGGCAATGGTGCGGTCCGGCCTCGACGTGATCGGTGCGCAGGCTGACATGGCCGCTTCGCTCCGCACCACCGTGGAAAGCTTGCAAGTGCTGACATCGGCTGGGGAACTGGCCGGTGTCTCGATGGGCGAGATCGAACAGGCCACCAAGAAGCTGACCACGCGGTTGTCGGAAGCGGCGGCTGGGTCCGGATCGGCTGTTGGGGCTTTGCAGCGGTTGAACCTGACAGCGGCGGAATTGCAGGCGCTGCCGCTCGATCAGCGCATCGTCGCCATCCAGGAGGCCCTGAACCAGTTCGTGCCGGAGGCCGAACGCGCCGCCGTGGCGTCTGACCTGTTCGGCGATCGCGCAGCACTGGCTTTCTTGCGGATCGACTCCGCGACCTTGCGAGAGGCGGCACAGGACGTGCAGGATTTCGGGGTGGCGGTCAGCGCGGCAGATGCCGCGCAGATCGAACGCACCGGCGATGCTATCGCCAAGCTGAGCCTGATCTGGCTTGGCCTGACCAACCGCCTGACCGCCGCCGTCGCCCCGGCGCTGGAGACGGTGGCCAACGCACTGGCCGATATGGCGCGCGGCACCGGACCCATCGGCGGCGCAATCACCGTCGTCTTCGACAATCTCGGCCGCCTCGCCACCTATGCAGCTACCTTTGCTTCCTTCATGGCCGGCCGTTGGGTGGCTGGCTTGGTCGTTGCCACGTTGTCGGTGCGTGGCCTCGCTACCGCACTCGTATTCCTGCGCGGGGCGCTGATCCGCACCGGGATCGGTGCCCTGATCGTCGGTGCCGGTGAACTGGTCTATCAGTTTTCGCAACTCGTCACCCGGGTCGGTGGCGTGGGCGAGGCGTTCCGCCTGCTAGGCGATCTTGCCAAGGAGGTCTGGTCGCGCATCGGCCTCGCGCTCGACGCCGCTTTTGCCAACATGGCCGCAGGATGGGAGGGGCTGAAAGCGGCCGGGCTGTGGGCCCTCGAAGGCACCATCGCGGGAGTGGTCAGTTTCGGCGACCGGACGGCTGCGATCTTCCAAGGCGCTTATGATGCGGCCGTCGCAATCTGGGGCAGTCTGCCCGGCGCCATTGGCGACTTCGCCTTCCAGGCCGCGAACGGGCTGATCTCGGGTGTCGAAGCGATGCTGAACGGCGTCGTCACCCGCATCAACAATTTCATCAACGGATTGAACGCCGCGCTGGACCTGTTGCCGGATTGGGCGGTCGGCGAAGGCGGGGTCCGGATCGGCACGCTGGACTCGGTGGAACTGGCGCGGATCGGCAACCCGTTCGAGGGTGCGGCGACAGCGGCCGGGGCAGCTGCGGCGGATGCCTTTTCGGCAGCGCTGTCCCGGACCTACCTCGAGCCGCCCGACCTCGGGATTGGCGCGATGGCCAACGATGCGCTTGGCCGGGCCGACGGCTATCGCGAGGCGGCAGGAATGCTGGCCGATGCTGCGGGCCGTCCGATGGCCAGTTGGCAGGCGCTGCGCGACGCGGTGACCGGCACCGGGACGGAAGCTGAGGAAGCACTGGCCGATGCCGCCAGTTCGGCGGATGCCCTGAACACCGAACTGAACGACACCGCTGCCGCTGCCGGAAGTGCGGGCGCAGCGGCGCGTGACGCCGGGGCTGACGCTGCCGCAGGGGCTGATCAGGCTGCGACCGGGTGGGGCGCGGTGACTGCGGCGCTCGCCGACTATGCTGCCAAGGCGCGCAACATCGGCGGCGATATCGGTCAGGCACTGGTCGGGGCCTTCACGTCCGCCGAGAACGCAGTGGGCGAATTCGTCAAGACCGGCAAGCTCGACTTCCGCGATCTGGTCACGTCGATGATCGCCGATCTGGCCAAGCTGGCGGCGCGGACCTTCATCCTCGGGCCGATTGCCAACGCCCTGTCGGGAGCGCTCGGCGGCGCGGGCGGTATTTTCGCCAACATCCTCCACGCGGGTGGCATGGTCGGATCGCCGGGCCCGGGCCGCATGGTTCACGCGCTGGCCTTCGCCAATGCCCCACGCATGCACGCGGGCGGCTGGGCCGGGATCAAGCCCGACGAAGTTCCGGCGATCCTGCAACGCGGCGAGCGCGTGCTCTCCCGCCGAGAAGCAGCTGGATACGGCCAAGGCCAGTCCAGCGCACCCGCCGTCAGCGTCACCATCATGGCGCGCGATGCCGAAAGCTTCCGGCAATCGCGCACGCAGGTGGCAAGCGACATCGCTCGCGCCGTGTCGCTGGGTCGGAGGGGCATGTGATGGCATTTCACGAAGTTCGTTTCCCCGACAACATCAGCCGCGGGGCGCGCGGCGGACCGGAACGGCGCACGCAAGTGGTCGAACTGGCCTCGGGCGATGAGGAGCGCAACGCGAGTTGGGCCAACTCGCGCCGCCGCTATGATGTCGCCTATGGCATCCGCCGCGCCGATGATCTGGCGGCGGTCGTGGCCTTCTTCGAAGCCCGCAACGGCCGCCTGCACGGGTTTCGTTACAAGGACTGGGCCGACTACAAATCCTGCCTGCCGTCGCAGGCGGTGGCTCCGACCGACCAGCCCATCGGCACCGGCAATGGTGCTGTCACCACCTTCGCCCTGCTGAAACGCTACGCCTCCGGCGCGCAAAGCTGGACCCGTGCCATCGCCAAGCCGGTGGCGGGCACTGTCCGCATCGCCCTGAACGGGGTCGAGCAGATGTCGGGTTGGACCGTCGATTCCGCCACCGGCAGCGTGACCTTCACCACCGCCCCCGGCGCGGGCGTCGCAATCACGGCCGGTTTCGAATTCGACGTCCCCGTCCGCTTTGACACCGACATGCTCGACGTCACACTCGACCTCGAGCGGCTGGGGTCGATCACATCCATTCCGCTGCTGGAGATCCGGCGATGAACGAAGAAACTGGCTTCATCGCCGCCGTGCTGCGCGATTTGGCAACTTCCACCGCCGTCATCCTCGCCGCCTGGGGCGCGCTCGGCGGGGCGACCAACGCTCTGACCACCCGAATGCGGTTGCGGGATGCGCTGCGCCACATCCTGCTCGGCGGTCTGATCGCGGCAGGGATGGGCAGCCTGTCGATGGCGGTCATCACCGCCTGGCTCGGTCTGCCGTCGCAAGCAATCCCGGCCGGGGGTGCGGCAGGCTCGGCCGCCTATCTCGTCGGCGTCTTCGGCCCTGCCTTCATCGAGGTCGTCCTCGCCCGGCTGCGGAGCGGCAAGGGAGGCACCCCCGATGCATGAACTTCTCCGTCTCGCGCGCGCCATCCGCTGCGACGCCGCCGATCCAGGCCAGACCTTCAGCCATCGCCTGCGCATCGGCCTTCTGGTCGCCGCCCTGATCCTGATCCTGTCCTCCATCCTCGGGTGATCCCATGCACATGACCGACCGGGGCCTGCTGGCCCTTGTCCGGCACGAAGGACTCGTGCCCGGACCCTACCTTGATGTCAAAAACGTCTGGACCTTCGGCATCGGGCATACCGATGCCGCCGGTCCGCCCGATCCGGCACGGATGCCACGCGGTATGCCGGATGATCTCGATGCCGGGATCCGCGAGGCGTTCCGGCTCTTCCGCGCCGACATCTTGGCCTATGAGGCCGAGGTGCTGCGCGCGGTGAAGGTGCCGCTGGAGCCGCACGAGTTCGATGCGCTGGTCAGCTTCCACTACAACACCGGCGGCATTGCCAAGGCATCTCTGACCCGCCATCTGAACGCGGGCAACCGCGCCGCCGCAGCGCAGGCATTCATGGGTTGGCTCCGGCCCGCCGCGATCCGCACGCGCCGCGAGGCCGAGCGCGTTCTGTTCCGCGATGGCCGCTATCCGACCGGCACCATTCCGGTCTGGGCGGTCAATGCCAGCGGGCGGGTAGATTTCTCGCGGCCGATCCGGCGACTGACCGAGGCCGAGGCGCTGACATTGCTGCGCCCGGCGAGCGTGCCGGTGCCGTCGCTGGAGCCGCTGCCGGTATCGATCCAACCGCCTGCCGCCCCTTCGTGGTGGCACCGGCTGATGGAATTTCTCATAGGAAAGGCAACAACATGAACTGGAACCTCGCACGCGGGCTGGTCTATCTGGCCTGTCTGGCTGCCTCTGGGCTGGCCATGGCCGGGCTCGCGGATTTCGATCTGGCGACGGGCAGCTTCGATCTGCGCCCCTTCAATCTCTACGCCCTGACCGGCACAGCCGGGGGCGTGGTCTCCTCGGCGCTGGCCTCGGTCGCCCTGTGGCGCGGCTGGGGGCGGAAGTGAAGTCCCTCCCGCCCGCGCTTCAGGCCCATCTCGAAGAGGGCACCACGACACTGGCCTGGTGCTGGCGGATCGTGCGGGCCGATGGGGTGACCCTTGGCTTCACCGATCATGATCGTGCGCTCAGCTTCGACGGCACCGATTTCGAGCCGGAGAGCGGCTTCGCGGCCTCCGAAGTGCGGTCGGGATCCGACCTCTCGGTCGACGCGCAAGATGCGCAAGGCGTGCTGTCCTCCGACCGGATCGCCGAGACCGACATCCTTGATGGCCGCTGGGACAATGCGGCGGTCGAGGTCTGGCGGGTGAATTGGACCGCAGCATCCCAGCGCCTGCTGATGCGGCGCGGGGCCATTGGCCAGATCCGGCGGGGGCGGCTGGCGTTCGTGGCCGAGGTGCGCAGCCTTGCCCACGTCCTTGGGCAAACGGTCGGGCGAACGTTTCAGGCGACGTGCGATGCCGCCCTTGGCGATACGCGCTGCGGAGTCAATCTCGAGGCCCCGGCGTTTAAGGGAACCGGTGCGATCATCGACCTGCTGCGCGACCGCGCCTTCACCGCCTCTGGTCTCGGTGGTTTCACTGAACCGCCCCGGGTTT